ATGTATTTCCTCCTTGTAATTGGTATTTACCTAATTACAAGGGCCGCCTTCGCTACCTTTAAGGTGGTTGTTAGCGAAGGCGGCCACACATTTTTGTCAAGCTGTCAAGTGATAATCCGAAAAAAAAACCTGCACCACATATGTGATACAAGTCTTTTCTTAACTTAATGCCATTGAGCTCTCGCTCCGGTATTTTTATCCCTGTGCATAATGTATTATAGGCGCATACTCTATTCCGTTTATGATTACTGTATTTGTTGCCTGTGCAATTGCCTCAGCTGCCGGCGCTGCTAATATCTTTGTCTGAGAGACATCAGGAGCGGTTTCGATTGTTGCGGGTGCAGTAACCTCTGTTTTGGCTTCTGCCATATCCTGTTCTGCCTCAATTGAAGTAGGATTAATTTCTGATGCAATTATTAACTTATTCTTGTTCAACTCCCCTGCAATCGCCTTATTTATGAAATTGATCTCATCATGAGTTATCTCGGGGAACTTTTTAATCATAAGCTGTTCAAATGTCTTGGCTTTGCTCAGAAAGAGATCCCCGAGCCTGTTATCCTCTTCAATTTTACTCCAAGCATCAAGACCGAAGTTCATCATCTCTTCATAGGCTTGTTTGCCTACCTTGCCCTCTATAAAGTTTCTGATTTCCGGAGCAAGGCATACAGCCTCTTTACCTATAAATGCCAAAACACCTACAACGAGTGCGTTTATAACAGGCACTAATACTAAGTTGTTAAAATCCATTTCCATTCCTCCTCTTAATTTAAATACTGTGCAGATACAAAGCCATTGCCTGAGCCAAATTGAATAATAGCCCAGCCGTTCTCAACCCAGTATGTCTTGACTTTCGTGCCCTGCGGCAGGCTTCCGATGATGTTGTCATCCATACCTGCCGAGCTTCTGACATGTAGCGAGCTTGCGTTAACCGTCTTAACTATCGGAACAAGTCCTATGTAGTCAGCGCATACCCAGCCGTATCCGTTCCGGTACGGTATCTCATACCAGTTCCCCAGCTTGGATATTATGCTCACCTTTTCTCCCTGTGTCAGACTTCCGATGATATTCCCAGGGTTGATTTCTGATGAGCTCCTTACCCTGAGAACGCTGGCTGTTACGGTTCCAATTCTACCGTTTGATAGTATAGACCCTCTTGACAAATCTGTCGAAGGGACCGTCGTTGATATGGCGTGACCCAATATACCCTCAGCAATGGTTTTGCCCAAGAGGTCATATCCATTCTGCTGGTAGAGCTTGACGTCCGAGAGCTGGTCCAGGAAGAATGGCTCAATTATAATGCAGGGCATATGGGTATACTTAATCTCGTATAGGCCCCTCACATCATACTTTGCGCCGCGGTCATGGAAACCGAGCTTAGCGATTGCCTTGTCTACCTGTTCGGCATACATCTGTCCCTTTGCCGATCCGAGAGAGTAAAGGACTTCGCATCCAACCCCTCCGGATGCATTGATGTGGCAACTGACGAAAAGATCCGCTCCCCATGTGTTTGCTTTATTTACTCCATACTCCAGATCTGCTGCCGATGTTGCAGTCGGTCCCGGCGGGGTGACGTCCAGAACCTCATTGCCTGTATACTTCAGGTATTTAATCACTGCGGGATAGTAATGCCTATCCTCTGTCACTTCGTCCAGAATTCCAACCGCTCCGGGCACTCCCCTGTTATGGCCCCCTCTAATGCAAATTCGCATCAAACCACACTCCTTTTTATTTTTGTTTTATTGTAGCTGATTTTCTGTGTGCGCTTTCTGGCAAGCCCAGCCTCATTAATGTAATCTAAGATTACAGTCTTTCCAACTCCAAGCTGTTTTGCAACGTATCTCCCTGAGTACCCCTCTAAATATAATTGCTCAGCAATATCACGTTCGAATTTCTGTTTTTTCGGATCTTTATTGTGCATGATAATATGTTTTGATCGATCCATAATCTCAAGATTAGATACCCGGTTATCAGTCTTTATCCCATTCTTATGATGCACTACATTGCCTGAATTTGATTCATATCCCCAAAATGCCTCAGCGACTAATATGTGAATCAACTTATATTTTCCTTTAAGGCAGACTCTATCATAGCCTTTCCCATTGTGTGGTTTAAGAAAGAATTCCTTATTCGATATAACTTTCTTGCCCCAGGTATTTACTACTTTGTATGTCCTCTTCACCTGGCCATCTTCTGAAACTTGATATGCTCTATCAAAACTTCTTATATCTCTCCAGATCGTAATAATCACCTCCGACCATAATTTTTACATAATAAAAAAAGACCTCTTGGCCCCTTTAAATACCTCCCTCTTTCATTTCGCTTAACTGTAAATGCTCATCAATCCTTTTATGGCTGGATTTGGTGCTTTCCTCGCATCTTGCCAGCCTGTCGTTGATATCATCAATCTTCCTGCCGTGTTCTTTCATGTCAATTCTTATCGAATCAACTCCCCATGCGATATTGTCGAGCTTGGTTTCAAGTTTCACATTCTGTGTCACACTCTGGGTTATATCTTCCTTAATGTCTTTCTTTCCTGCTCGTACCGAGCCAAGAACTCCTATGCCTATTCCTATGATGGTGCTTACTGCTGTTATTGATATTGGATCTGGCATTAACTAGCACCCCCTTTAAATTACTGCTACGAAAGCAATGCCGCAAAGGGATGCCCATGTTGCTCCTGCAGGATAGTCAATTTCAACAGATCCGTTGGTTCCGATGTATATTCTGGCGCTCTGCCCGACTACGCTGCTGGTTACATCAAGATTAATCGCCTGCCCTGGCCTCATATTTGCCGGCAAGGTGAATGCTACGGTTCCTGTTGTTCCTCCTGTGACATGCCCCTCAAGATATACCACACCAGCTATCCTCTTTGCTTTGGTTACATAGGTGGAGAAATTCGCCCATGAGTTCGACCATGCAATGTCGGAACCGCAGAACAGCCAGTTTGAATTTGTAGTGGAGTTTATTGCTTCCCATGCTGTCCAGGCTCCGCTCTTGTACGATCTCAAGTACATAATGTTGGAGTTAAAATCCATAAACAGCTGAGATGGGTTATTATTTCGGCCTATATGGACAAGTGAGCCTCCGCCTGTTGCTGCCGATGGCATATTAGAAGTTGTACTGCTGCAGAGATAGAATCCTGAGCCTCCTACAGCACTTAATCCATTACAATCGTTTATAGTGAGCATATCTGCCCTCATATCGGCTACATTCCCCGGAACTATGCTGCTCACGTTGTTTCCAACTGTTACATTTGCCAAGAGCAGCTTGTTTCCAGTGAGCACCGGCGGTGTCGGTGACGCGCTCGGTGTTCCTGCAACAACAGTTATTGTGCTTGCATCAAGATCTGCGCAAACCGAGTCAATTCGTCCGTATCCTGAAGCATTTGAAGTGATTGGTGCGTTGAAAACCGCATCACTGAAGAAGAAAAGTCCATTGTAAAATCCAGAGCCAGCTGCCACATCAACCGACAAGTTATTTGGCGAATGCGCTGTAACTCCTAGGCCGGACTTTACTCCGTTCGGTACAGTTGCAGCCCATTGATTTTGATCGTCCGCCGGATAATATGTTGTGCTGTTTAAGTGATTTACTTTGATTGTCATTTATTCGCTTTCACCTCTCTATCCTATATATATTTTTTTATTAGGAAGTAGTTCTTTGAATACTAAATTGCCAAAATCAAACTGCCGGACTCCTGTGTTCTCATCATGCACCATTCTCAGGATCCGCATTGTCTGCTTGAATCCAAAATAAGGTACCAAGCTGACCGTTACAGTATCACCGACCTTCAAGTCCGAGAAAGGGCAAAGGGCCGAATCTACCGCCTTGATTGAGAATGTATTGAGTGGGTAGGCTGTTCTCTGCAATGCTCCGGCTGTTTCATTGTTTAAAGTCGCCTGATCTGTCACCCCCGAATTTGCATTGAATGTTCCCTCCATTAATCCATAGAGGGCAATGCTCGTGCTATCCGAGGCGGTTCCCGAAAGAGAACCGTTTGATCCGTAGTACGAGTTCGCCATGCTGAGTATATCTTGCGCCAGAGTCGGTTTCTCAATGATATTGTCCGCTATGCCGCCAGACTCAAGGGTATAATAAGCCTTTGCGGTACCTTTCCTGAGATAGAAGTTTAGGTTCCTATTCACATCCACATCAAAGTCATAGTTAACGTCCGCACAATATTCCTTTATTTTATCGAGCAAGAAGTCTGTTTCCTGTACTGTTCTTTGGGTTTTTAGAGCACCGCTCGCAATGCTGCCGGCTGTCACTCCTGTGGCTCCAATCGCGTTTATATCTGCCAAGAGCTGCGTGAGCAATGTCCCATAGTCTGTGGAAGTGTAGCTCTTGGCTCGCATTCTTCGCCATTTCAGCAATGCCATATAGTCAATGCAGTTCAGTTTTAATGCCGGATTGTCGAAGTTCTGTCCGGCTATGATGCCGCCCCATATACAAGCGGCAGTTATATCGTCCCACACTTCAATATGGTTTCTGAATGCCATGTTTGCAGCTGTGCATTTTGGGCTTTCAAGTCCGAGTGAAACCGCAGCGGTGTCTATGTCATTCAAGGTCCATCCATATGTGAGGTCACCGTTGAAGCTGCTTATTTCATCAAGCTGGTTGTGGTTTTGGTCGAATATTTTTAGACTTTTCATTATATCCACCTCGCTGTTAATGCAACAGAACAGCTCATTCCTGTTCCAATAGTAGTCGGGACGAAGGTCAGGCTATTGATTCCCGGTTGGCAGCTTAGCCACTTGCTCGAAACTGTTTTTGCGTTTATCTTGTTGGTTGTTCCGTTGAGTTTTATGCTCCTTGTGGCAGGCCTGCAGTCAATCACGAGGGTATCGCTCTGCGCGAGCGTTATGTTCAAGGTGAGCGACTCTCCTGTGGTGGAGTTCGTAATCGTCGGGTTGGTGCAGGCTCCGGTTATGGTTATAACTGGATAAGCCACAGCATTGCCGGCATTTGATATGCTCCCTGCGCCTCCGGAAACCACTCCATAAACAATAGGGTATGTGTAAGGATAAGTGAGTCCCGACCCTGAAACCGGGTTCAGGTTGATTGTGACCGTATTCTGCGCATAAAGATACGGATCAGCCATGAAAAGCTGAACTGATACCTTCCTAGTGTTATCCCCTGAAGCTTTTGATCGAACCTCTACATACGCTGTCAGCACCCCCAGTCCCACGATATTCGCCACAAGAACCTTCTGCCCTCCTGAATATAAAACCTGATTTAACGCGGCTATCTTCTGAGGGTCCCACGTTTTTATCTGTCCGTTCAGAACGAGGACTTTCGGGTTTATTTTTGATCTATTGAAGCTCTGTCCATCAATAAAAAGGTCGTTTGCGAAGATGTTCTTGTCGAAATCAAACAGTCCGCTCACAGAGAAGTAATAATCACTGCTTATAAGATTTAATCCATTTAAGGTTAAGCCGATTATTTTCATTGACTCACCTCGCTAAATAGGGCAAAGGAACTGAAGCTGTTGCAGGGCTTTGTTCTTGTCCCCTATGCTCTGCAGATACATGTTCTCAACATGCACATGCTGTTCCACTTTTTTATTGTTCGTCACGCTTGATCCGGAGTTCCCCGATATTCCTGCTGTGGCATTGACCTTCATGTCCGCGCTTAACCCTTTTAATGCATCGCTGACAACGTGCTTATTTCCCTTAATCCCTTTTGCTAGGCCCGACATGAAGTCCGGCATCCAAGTTTCGTAGTCGGTCAAAGGTCCTTCGTCTGGTACGGAGAAGTGCAGGAATGACTTGATTTTGTTTGCAATGTCTGTGGCCGCGTTCCCTACTCCTCCGATCATATTTTTTATCCCATCGATAAACCCCTGAATGAAGTCTCGACCCCATTCTGCAGCTTTTTTCGGAAGGTTGGTGAATATATCCCCGAGTCCATTTATAACTCCGCCCACGAACTTGACCGCATTTCCTACAGTTTCAGAAATAACCTTCCAGCTGTAAAGCACAAAGTCGTGAAAAGTCTTGTTGTGATTGAAAAGGTAGATGAATGCTGTTGTAAGCAATGTTATGACGAGCATTACCTTTCCGAATGGACTCATTTCCATGACAAAATTTAAAGCCTCCTGAGCTATCGTCAACGCTTTGGTGATACCTCCCCACGCTTTCTGAGCTGCCGCTATGCCATCTATAACTCCATTAACCACCTTTAATGCCATGAAAGCCGCGCCGATTCCAAGCACCATGTTTTTGACAAAATCTCCGTGGCTCACTATGAAATTGAAAACGTCTTTTATTATAGGCGCAAGAGTGGTCCCGAGTTCCTTCCTAAGCTGAATGAAGGACTGGATCGCCTTGTCTAGTTCGGTTTTATGAGTTTTAACTATCTCTGTCAGCTTTTGAAACCCCTCCATGAGTGGTGGAATTACTGCCTGGACTACCGGGACGAGTGCCTTTGCGAGAACCCCGGACAGAGCGCCGGCCTGAAGCTTCAATGCCTTAAGCGCGACTTCTGTATCGTGGGCCTGTTTCGGATCAACTCCTATTCCCTTGACCTGTGCGGCGGCTTCCTTCGCTGTTTTATAGTCCTCAAGCATCGGTATCAATGCCTGTCCCTTCGTGCCGAGCAAAGTCGCGGAGAACTCTTCTTCCCGGCCTGCATCGGCAGCTTTTTGATATGCCGCGGCGAGGTTGTCCATCTGTGCTGTCATTGGCAGGAGCTTTCCTGTTGAATCAATCAATGATAGTCCGAACTCCTGCATGGCTTTAGTTGTGGCATTTCCCTTCTTGCCTGCGGTTTCTACGCTCTTGTCCATTCTCGTGAGAGTCGATATGAAGGACTTTGAGTCGGTGTCCGATACCTTGAGCATCTTGTTTACCGCGGCGGCTTCCTGCGTGCTGATATGCATCTTCTGGCTGAGTTCATAAGTGGCATTGCCGGCTTCAATCGCGTTCTCTGTGAACTTGAAAAGGCCTGCTCCGCCTGCTACAGTCGCTGTCAAACCGATTAATGCATTTTTAAGGTTCATAATATGGCCCTGTGCTTTTTCGCTCGTATCTTTTGTCTGGCTCCCCAAACTGGCCCAAGAGAACTTCTGCTCTTCCATGCTTCTTGTGGTGGTTTTAAGCTCGCCTTCCAGTCCGTTTAAGGCTGTTTTTGCCTTGGCTATCTCGGTGCTATACTTCATGGCGGCGGCACTGGCTTCTCCGTTGGTTTCAACAGCTTTGAGGTACCTTCCGTTCAGTTCCTCGAGCTTAAGCTTTTGAAGCTCGATCTGCCGGTTGAGTCCGCTTATTTTCTCGCCGGACGTGCCGAAGTCTACCACCCTGCTGCCGGCTTCCTTGAATTGCGCCTGGACTAGCCTTAGCTGGCTGTCAATTCCCTTTAAACCCTGCTGAAATTCCTTACCATCAAGTCCAAACTTGGCATTCAAACCTAAATTAGTCCCCATCTTCTCACCCCTTTCTTAAAAAATATTGTCGATGAAGGCCTCCTTGCTGCTATCCGGGGAGCTTTCATCTTCGGTTAATCCGTTGTATATTTTGTGTTCATCATAGAGCGCGAGCAACTTCCTGAGAGTCATGCGCCAAAACTCGGCCTCTGTCCTCCTGAGAATCACTGTCCCTATGTACATCAATCTCGCCCAGTTCAGCTGAGTCGAATCAGTTATTTCTTCTTCGCTGTTGCCTTCTGTACTGCCTCCACTGGGCCTTCCTCGTTTGGGAGTCCTGCGCCCATAGCTTTCATTATCAAGTCGGATATCTCTGCGGTTCTGTCGAGAGTGAATATTTTTCCCACTTCTCGCTCTGTGAGTTCTTCATCCTCATGTCTCAGGCCTATGTGGAGCAGTTTCCTTATTGCCTTTACGGATCCTCCTAGAAGGGCCTCAAAAGCTTTGTCGATGCTCTCGTATTCCTCCTCAAGATCTGCAAAGGCATTCAGATCGAAAACTATGTGCCTTTCCTTGTCGAGCATAATGGTCGGCGCTTTTGTCCTTATATCCTCGAGATATTTATTGACTGATTCCCTCATCTTGTTCCTCCTAAATTAAAAGGAGAGCCGAAGCCCTCCTAAGGTTACGCATTAAGCACATGTGAAGTTTGAAACGTAAGGTGCTGCAATCGCATTGTTGTTGAGGTCTTTGACGTCTGTCGTGACCATGATGTAGTATTTTGTAGCTGCAGTAAGGGCCGAAGAAGGCGCGATAGTGACAATCGTTCCTGCTCCATTGATAGCATTTGTGGCCGCGACCACAGAACCATCTGTTGACTTGACGAGGAATATATTTGCTGTCCCATAGTTCTGGATTGCTTCTGAGAATGTGATTGTCGGGTTGACTGATGTTGCAACAGCTGTTGCTCCATTGGTTGGTGTTGTAGCTGTGACCGTTGGTGGAGTAACGTCTGAGCTGTTATCGACATAGCTGAACCAGTTCGTGCCGATTGAAGCGGTATATCCTGTCTCATTTTCGTCCGCTATCTTCTGCCAAGCATCGTCGTAAAGCCTTTTAACAAAGGTTCCTTTAAGAACCGGGTTCTGAACCTTCGCCTTATCCGCTAGTGTTTCGTAGTCCTGTTCTATGATTTCAAACTTGCCCTTGTAAAGCCATACATAGCGGAAGTTTCCGTTCGACTTCTTGGATTTGAAACCTATGGCCACATAAGGAGCTATGTCGGTTGTTTTCCTGACGAGGGTTCCGGCAGAAATGGTGTGCCCGAGAACCGCCGCCTGGACAGAAAGTGGGAAGTCCTTCACAGCAAACTCGACTGTTACCTCGCCTGTGGCCTGAATGATTTCGACCGGCGCATCGTCGGCCCATTGTACTTCTGTTGCCATTTTGGTCTGTATCTTGGCGCTTACCGCCTCTGCTATCTTGACCGGCGCATTGTATACCGGAACAATCACACCATCGTCTGTGGTTGACAGTATTGCATATACAAGGTTCTTCAAACCTATACTTGGAGCTGTTGGTGCTGGCATTTAATCACTACCTTTCTTTAACTATAATCTTGTGTTATCGTGTACCTCATTGCCTTGTGGAAAATCTGAACATCCGAATCGTCCTCGTACAAATCCTGTGCTTCAGTTCTGAGAAATCCTATGGACTTCATGACCACATCAACCCTCTGAGCAATGGCAGAAGTTGAAGCCGCCTGAGTCCATATATCAATTTGCATTTGAACTTCGCTTATAAACTCATCATCGTCGGCATAAACAGCTCCGACATTTGCGAATTCTAGAAAAGTAATTCTCGGAAACTCAGCCGCTTTCGGTGCTCTGAGCTGATAAATATGGCTGCCTCCGAGTAAAGTTATTAATTGTGAATCGGCTTGGAGAGCCGCAAGAACTGTTGGTTTTAAATTGATCATAATTTAAGGCCCTCCTTCAGTTTGTTGCCGAATATTTCTTCATATTTTTTCTTATTTACAGTCATTGTCCGCGCAAAAGGAGCCTGCGCCGGCATCTTATATGATCCGTATTCAATAAGACGGATATACCAATGAGCCTTCATGTTCTTCTTGCTTACCCCGGCGAGTGCGAAGAAACTGCCATCTTTCCCGAGGGCCTCAGAGCTTGTAATGCATTCCTGGACATGCTTATCGTCTCGCCAAGTCTGCGTTCCGGCGCTTGGGAGCCTGTGAACATCACTTAATTTTATTTTCGGTTTAACATCCCTCGCGTATTGCTCTGCGGCTGCCGCAACAGCTCGCTTAAGCACAGGTTCGGTATCGTCGTTCATTTGGTTGAGCACCTCAAAGAACTCATCGAAGCCTTGAAGTTCAATACCGCTACCCATTCTGCACCTCCTGAAGAGCCATGATCTGAAGCTCTTTGTGCCTCATATTGACATCTTCGCAAGCTGTGATACGGTATTTCTCCCCGAGAAAAACTATCCTCATGGTATTGTCGATGTTCGCATTGTACCTCACCCTAAACATAACCGGAGCGATACCCTGCGTAGCCTGAGCCATAAACACCTCGCGGCCTCCGAGAGGAATGATCTGCGCATAGCAAGTAAAGTAATCAATGAATTCATCGTTTGGAATTCCTTCTGCATCGGTAGTCGGACTTTTCCGTTGAATCATAATCTTGTGCTTTAAATCTCCTGCATTAAGAGTAGGAAAATACATTGTACCGCCCCCTTTATCTTATGCCGAAGTTATATGCGCCGCCTATATATGAATCAAGCGGCGCTGTGCCATTGAAGTCCCCATTGGTGAATATTCTGAGAGGCCACAGGAGACTTTCGACACCTATAGGTATCTGCTCAATTTTCTTATCCGTTGCGACTTCTTCCCTATGTTCAAACCAGTGACCCACCAAAAGGAGCATGGCCTGCAGTATTCTTGCCGGAACATTCGTTGAATCATGCCCTGCAGAGAACTTGATCCTGACCGCCGATCCCGGCTGAGGTATAAGCACTGGCCATATATTGAAGTATGGAAGGAAGACCGCCCCCAGATGCCTGTCGACATTCACAATATATGTCGCCGGGTCCATCGTGCTCATGACTCCTGCCGAGTTGAAGTATTCAACATACGCTACGCTTTTTAGAGGCGCTCTTGGTAGTTCGATGTAATTCCTGTTGGTCGGAAAACTGTCGAGTACAAGCTCCCAGTCGCACACACCGATCGAACGGTTTGTGAAGTCCTCTACCCACTCTCGGGCCACAGTAATCAGAGTGCTGATATAGGCATCATCATCTGTGAACCCGATGTCAATTCTGAGGTGTTGCTTCGCTGTCGCCAGCGACAGGAGTTCCGTTGTCGGCTGTGTTAATCTGTTCAGGTGCATTGTCCCCGGCATTTAAAGCACCTCCGTTCATCAAATATTCTTCAGCTGCAGCCTTGCCCCTGAACCTGTTTCCATCAGGCACCTGGTACCAGCCTCCACCAAGAGAAACTATCTCCTGCAAAACCTGCTCGGGTACGTTTGGCACTTCAGGCTCTGGAATGTCCTCTAAAATAGTACAATGCCCATTCTCGTTCCATGTAGCTGAAAGATCATCGTCAAGCAATACCTCCTGTCCCGGATAGTAGCTCCAATCTGAAGAGGCAATTCCGACATTCATTCTGCATTTTTTCAATATTTTCACCCGCCTTCTTACTTTTTTACGTTCGTCCTCTAGGACGATCGACATTGATGTCGACCCCCCAATAGAAATAAAAGAGAGCCGAAGCTCTCTTAACTATGTTGCTGAGTTAGCGTAATAAGCAATTGGATGAGTTCCTGCATCCATAAGTTTAGAGTCACCCCTGTAGAATGCGACAAATCCGATCTGACCAGACTCGATGTACTTCTCGGTGATCCTGAATAGAGTCACATCCATTACATCACGAACGAAGAACTTCGAAAGGTCACCGAACACGATTGACTTCGCATTAGCGGCCATGACCGGCATGTCGTTATTGATTACGTACTCGTAGCCAAGGATGCTGTCAGGAGCGTTTTGCGTTGTGCCTGGGAGCCAGATGTACCTTCCGTAGGAGTCCTTCAGCTTCTTGATTGCCTTAAGGGTTGTATCATGAAGCATATACTGCGCCTGCTGCCTGTATGCCGGATCAACCGAGTGCTCAAGGTTGACAAGGTCGTCAAATATTACTGCTGTAGTCTGTCCTGTGGCACCGGTGGTTCCGAGTGTTGCACCGGTTACTATACCTTGCGGCTGCGAAGAGCCGGTTCCTACAGTGTAGTGGTTGTTGGTTATCCTGCCGATTCTGTTTCCAAGCTCTCTCGCGAGGAAGGTTTCAAGATCGAACGCGCTGTCCTGCATGAGTTCGAGCGATACAAGAACGGTGTTCGAGGTGTACTTGTACGCATTGAGGGTAACCTGCCCGAAGGATACGTCGGCAGTCGAGCCAGCTGCGTTTTCAGCAAGGAGAGCGCCCATATTTGCAGTATCGTTTGCGCTTGGCATTGGGAGCGCATTTCCTGAAGCTGTTTTCAAGACAGTGGCCCTCGACTTCCTGATGCCTCCGAACCACTTCATGGCTTCCTCGAGATTGTCATAGAAGCCCTGCGGTACTGTGTATCCGCCTGCAGCTCCCGTTCCAACAGCCAAGGCTCTTGATTCATCGGATCCTGTAGCTGAGAATCCAGCTCTCATAAGGTCTCTTTCTTCGGCGTTAAGGGAGCTCATACCCCCGATAAGGTACTTCGCAAATGCGCTTCTGTATTCATCCCTTTGCCTTAAAGGTTTGTTCCTGTTCTCGTCTTTAGGAGTTATATCAGCTCTTCCTGCTCCTGACTCTCCGAGGGACTTCCTCATTTCATCTTCAAGTTGGAGCTGCCTCTCTTCTCTTGAAACATCGGCCCCAATCTTGTCAACATCGGCCATTATTTTCTCATATCTGGTTTCCTCATCGGCGCTTAGAGTTCTCTTTTCGCCATCTGCCTTGTCGATGAGTCCCCTACCTTCCTGCACAAGTGCGGCTCTTCTCTGTCTTAATTCGAGTAATTTGTTCATATATTTACCTCCAAATCGTTATTTTGATAATAAAAAAACACCTTTTTCAAGGCGTTTACTGTGATTTTTCTGCCAAATCGAGACGTTTTCGCTTCAATTCCAGGCTCTTTTTATAGTTTTCGGACCTTTTTTCCTTGATTTTATCAAGGCTGCGCTTTGCAACCACGCTCTCCGTCTGTTCATAGGCCGGATATGTTACAGGGCTTATATCATAAAGCCTTTTGCATTTCTGTAAGGTTCGCACGTAGACATCATTGGCATCGTCATACTCCCAGAAATCGCCGTCGTTATCGTAATCAACCATGAACCCGAATGAGCTTTGGTTAATGTCTCCGCGCTGCATAGATACGAGCAAATCATTGGCGTATGTCGTATCAGGAGGCGTTATCTCATATCTTAGGCCGAATTCATCAACTGACAGCTGGCATGTCCCGCTAGCCGTCCTACCGAGGACAAGGTTTGGATCATGATTGACAAGCGCTCTGCAATCATCCTTTAAGCATCCGTCGAAAAAGCCAGGGTCTATCTGTTCGACAAACCCTCCGAGGTTCTGACTTCTGGTGTTAAACTTAGCAGCATAACCGACAATCTTTTTCTGCCCGTCATCACTGCTGCGAATCTCCACCTTCTCCGTTATTGTTCTGACTTCCCTTTCCACTGCTATCACCTCCCTTCACATTAATTGTCCCTGCCATGGCCTTAGGAATCATATTGCCATTGCAGAGATAAATCTGTCCTTGACCATCAGACTGAGGGTTCATATCCTCAAGCTCCCTTACCTCGTCCGCATTGTAGATACCATCCTGGATCATCAGGTGATAACCGTTCATTCTTGTAGCAAAGTCGCCACGAAGAAGGGCATCGACAGAGAACTTGGCGAAGTATTTCTTACGGTCGAGCGGAGTAAGCAGATCCTTGAATATCGCCTGCTCCCATTTAACGAGCCAAGGCATGAGTGAATATGTGACATACTCAAGCGACTTCTGCTCAATGTTGCTGAAGGTAGCTCCCTCAAAGTCCATAATCATGTGCGGCGGCACATTGAAAAACCTAGCCACCTCTATGACCTGGAACTTCCTTGTTTCAAGAAACTGCGCGGCATCTGGCGGAATAGTGAGCTGTGTGAACTTCAAACCTTCCTCGAGAAATATGAGCCTTTGGGCATTACTTAATCCCGAATAGTTCTCATTGAAGGAAGCTTTGTACCTGGTGTAGGATTCGTCCGACATTCGGCCTGGATACTCGACAATACCGCTGGCGTTCGTACCATTGCCGAAGAACTTGGCTCCAAAGGCCTCGGTAGCAAGGCCCAACCCGATGGCTTCCCGCGCGAGGTCAACCGGTTTGAAAGGACTGTCCATGCTGAAACCCAAGCTCGGTAGCACGAACATGCTCTCCGCTCGAATTGGAGTGTCTCCGCCACTTGGCATTGAAACATTATATACTAGCTCCTTTGTGGTTGGATCGCGGTATGGCCGCACTCTGTTGCTCGGTATGGGCCAAAGTCCAATTACCTGTCCGGCCCCGTTATACTCAATCTCAGCGTAGGCCTGCGGCATAAGCAGGGCATTGACCATCATGATTTGCCGGAATGTGAAGCTCGATATTTCGCTGTTGGCCATGTCATGCAGTATCGGATAAAGCGGATGATAGTCAGCCTTTTCCTTGCCAACCTTTAGTTTTTTATACAGCGGCAAAGGCAGCATGGCGATGCTTTCACTCAGCAGCCTAATGCATGCATATACCGCCACCAGCCTGACAGCTGTGTTCTCATTGACATTGACGCCTGATGAGGTAGGACTGTCCATTCCGAGAATGAAGTTCCTTAGCCAAAGCGGTGGGTAGGCTAAATTACCGCCGCCGGTATCTCTCATCTCTCTTTTGATTCTATTAACAAGTCCCATTTAGTTCTCACCTCCCTTCCTTGCTTTCAGGTTGTTTAGGAGTTAAGAGAAAGGCGAGAACAATTAGCGAAATCCCTACAAATATAATTGCCGCCGGCCTATACACGATGTATATTCCTGCTGCGATCAAGATAATTCCTGCGATTAAAAGCAGATCGCTAATATTTATGTCGTATCTTAGATTAAACAACTTAGCACCTCCTTCCTTAGGCTCGGACACCTCTGAACTCATAAATTGAAGCACCCATGATTTCGAATTTAACCGCTATGGCCATTGCATTGATGAGCGCTACAGTCAAATCTATTCGGTCAACTGACTTGTTCTTCATCGGCTTGATATTCTCATTGCCGTCTACTGCTATATTCACATTCCCGAAGCACCACCTTGCCAGAGGGTTCTCTTCATGCTCCATCATTCCAGACTTCAGAAGCCTTTCCACTTCCTTCATTGCCGGCGACAGCTGGGCCATGTTCTGGGCTACCTCCAGCACATCCACTCCCTCGGCTTCAAGCCTCTGTGTGAGCATCCTGCTGTTCCAAGGGTCAGTCCCGAGATACTCAAACTTGTACTGCTTGCTGAGCTGCAGAATCCTCGACTCGACAAACCCATAGTCTATGACGTTGCCCGGAGTAGCGTGGAGATATCCTCTGTTAACCCATCTGTCATAGGGAACTTTGTCCCTTTTGCACCTGATCTTCATGTTGTCTTCTGGTATCCATCCTTCGGATATGAAAACCCACTTGTCTATACCTTCCTGCGGCGGAAATAAAAGAACCAACCCCGTAAGGTCGGTTGTAGTAGAAAGATCAAGTCCAGGATAGCAGCGCTTCCCCACAAGATCCGCTTTATTTGTTTTGCTTATCGTCGTATCCCACAATGTCAAAGGCAGCCAGCCAACCTGCTTCAGGGAAACCCACTGGTTGAGCCTGAGCCACCTGAACAGCTTCTCTTTTGCCGGCTCGTTCCTTGCACCTATGGCTTCCTGCCTCACACTTTCAATGTCTATCGTCACCCCCAGTGAAGGGTTCGCCATATACCAGGTAGCTTCATCGAAGATATCTGCCTCCTCCGGCGCGCCGTATATCTTAACGTACCAGTAGGGATCCTCTATTTCTTCCTCCATAACCTTGCGCGCATATTCGTGTACCTCCCAGCCGATAGAGTGCTTGTCAGGATCGTCCCCCGCTGTTGTAATAACCCACCAGAGCGGTTCCTTTCTTGCGGCACCTGCACCGAAGGTCATAACATCCCACAACTCCCTGTTAGGCTGGGCGTGCAGCTCGTCGAATATTACTACGGTAGGATTTATACCATGCTTAGTGAAGGCCTCTGCGGAAAGCACCTTAAGGAATGTCCCGTTCTTAATGTTCTTGATGTACTTCTTGCTGTCAGTTATTTTGATTATCTTCTGGAGCATCTTGTCCTGCTCCACCATCTGCTTAACTGCATTGTAGGTCAGTGAAGCCTGATCCCTGTCTGCAGCACAGCAGTAGATCTGACCACCCGGAGGATCGCAGATAAGGTGGTAGATAGCAAGACCGGCTATAGTCGTAGTCTTCGAGTTTTTCTTGGGAATCTCGAGGTATGCATACCTGTATTGCCTGTAGCCGCTGTCATTGACAGTGCCGTAAACATCCCAGATGATGTCATGCTGCCATTTCATAAGTGTAAAGGGCTGACCGTAGAAATCGTCCGTTAGATGGAGAAGCTGGATGAACTCTATGACCTCAAGTGCTCTCGCCTTATCATTCACCATTTCCAGTCCTTCTCCTTATGAAAGCAGCCATCGGATCATCAGCTTCGTCATTGCCCTTCGCCATACCCACCCTAGCCCTCGATACAGGGTCAAGCAGAAGTATCTCCCCATATTTCTTAATCTGCATGGCTGCCTCATTGGCTACAGAAAGCCAGGGGTTCTTCTTCGGCTTGCTCTGGTCCTGCTTGTCGATGTATACCTCTGTGGTCTTTCTCACATTCTGCATTGCCCTTCTGTAGGTAACAAGAGCCTCGCAGTAGATCTCGAGAGCGTTAACGTCCAGATCCGACAGCAGAGGCTTCTCAAACTCTCCGTAAAGCTTAACAATCCTTCTCCATTCTTTCTTAGCCCCGTCGCTCAGGTGTGACGGGCATCTCAAAGCATTTGATTTTATGGTAGGCTCATTCTCTTTTCGCCTTTCAAGTTCTTCCTTGGTAAGCCTGTTCTTATCGTTAGTCGCCTTCATTACTACATATGGATATGCCTTCCTTCCAGCCATTGATGCACCGCCTTTCCTATTTTTATTCTAATTATCCACAAATTTGTGTGCATTTTTATCCACTAAAAAAGGAACCCTAAGGTTCCCTTGATTCGCAATATAAGAAAAATGCGAATTAAGGTTTATATCATTTATAATTATTAAAATGCAATTTCCACGCCTTATTTTTATGCTCTATTCTTCCTCTAATACTTGCTCTGCTTTTATTCCGTTCAAGGTTATTATACATCTCGTCCATGTTGTTATATTCACCTATAACATAAAAATTTATAAAAATGACTTTATCATCTCTATAAATATTTGAGAAATCTATTAATAAACCCTTTTGAAGAAGTTCGAATAGTTTATCTTTTATCTCCATATCTATTGGATATATTTTTCTCTTTTTGTTTGTAATAACACTTTCAATTATTTTATTTGATATTATCTCTCTAAAAATAGACATATCTTTACAATATAATTTACAAAACCAACCATCATCATGAGAAAGATAAACGAAATTGTTATTTATTCTATCTATAAATGGAGATTTTAAAGGTTCACAAAAATGGGATAAGTATAATACTTCTGCCTTTTCTTCAGGTATGCAATTATTCAGTGCCATTTCATCTTTATAATCTATCCAATGAAAATTGCCTAAGCCATACAAATCTTCTTTGCATAGTTCTGAAATGTAATCACCATTAACAGTTTCTAACCACCAATTATAATTGAACTTGTTACTGACAAATTTTCCGTCAGTTATTAAAATATTATCTATTGGGTTAGGATTGCAGTTGATAAATTCCTTAAATTCCATACCATAAAAAATAAAATACTGTTTATCTATATTTGCATTTATATAAAATACATCCCTTAATTTTCTCATAGAATTTCATACCTTCCAATTTTTAATTTTCTAATAATGCGGATTATTAGGTTCGTTTAATTTTCATATACTATTATCTAATAAATCTAATAACACTATCAACTGTAATGAATATTCCCACCAATACTCCAAAAATTCCAATATATTTTTTGCTTACTTTTATATCTTTTGCACCCATTTTTTCTGACGTTAGCAAGAAAACTATACCAATAAACAGAATATTCAACCCTGACAATATAGACCTGAGATTAGCATTTACATAAATAAAATTAGATAAAACTAATAGGCATAACCCACTAACACTATACAATAATACAAAAATAAAAAATATTTTTTTATATATTTCCATAGAACACCCCACTATTTTTTTTGTTTCGCAACATTCTACCACTATTCGTTTACCTGCTTGGTTCCTGCGAACAATTTAAGAAAGATACGAACTAAGAATAAGTATTATCTTTATATTTTCTTATCATTTTAGCTGCAAGAGGACAAAGCACAAGTAACAGAACAAATCCAATAATACCAAGGTATAGTTTGTTGATAAATAAACCTATCGCCATAATTGTTATTGGAATTAAAAAAGAAAGACACGCGATTGCCCCTAAATAATACTTTTTATAAATTGACCACCCAATAATAAAAAAGGCTATAGATAATGTTATTGTTATCACAACTGATGATGAACCTTCTCCGTATGTATTAATAATATATTTATTCAAACCAATTCCTAAAAAAACCGCTATGACTCCAAGATATTTCATATTTTTCCCCATATTCTTTCAGTTAATATTAATTCGCAATAATCAACAATTCCGTCTTACTTTAATTATACAAAAAATTGAATACAATTGTATACCTAAAAAAGGAAGTGTTTAGACTTCCTTTTCGATCTTAATCCCGGTTTTATGAAGCTTTCCAAACTTACCTTCGGAAATGAGGCTCTCAAGTTCCTCTGGCCCATATATCAATACCTCTTCAGAATTCGGGTCAGTGTCCGCTATCACAATTTCCTTATCCCATCGCCCAACAATGACATATATCTTGTTGCTGCTTCTTTTGATCAGATAGTCACCTTTCTTCACATGCCTCAACCCCTTATCCCTTTAAAGTTGTAGTTCCCTTTACGTATTTCGGCCTGGTCTACTTCCACAGCCTTTTTAATTCAGGATCCTGCCTTTCCTTTTCGGCGCAATCCATGCAGATGCACTGCTCATTAAACATGCTCATTGTTCTTCCTGACTTAAGTTCTTGGTGGCATCTGTCGCATAATTTCTGAGTGAAAAATCTGTCTGACATGCTATCATCCCCTTTTCTTCATTTACATCATGTTCCCTCTGATTCGAGGATGTAGCAAGTCAATTCTTAACTCTATTCATTATTGTTCTTCTCGGCAAGCCTCATCGTAATACAGCTTCTTCCCATCTCTTATCAGAAACACATCACTGCTGTCGGCCTTGAAAGTGACATATCTTTTTGTTATAACATCGCAATACCTCGGATCCAGCTCCATCATGAAGCATTTCCTGTCGCATTGTTCTGCTGCTATTAACGTAGTACCGCTGCCTCCGAAGAGATCGAGCACATTGTCATTTGGACTGCTGCTGTTGTTTATGGCTTTGGCCACCAGCTCCACTGGCTTCATCGTAGGGTGCTCATCGCTCCTGGTCGGCCTGTCTATATCCCACACATCGCTTTGCTTTCTGTCCTCAAGCGGGCACAGTCTGCTGCCTTCCTTCCAGCCATACCATATAGGCTCATACTTCGTGTGGTAGTCTTTCCTCGACAGCACCAAGTGGTCCTTGTTCCAAATGATCGTGCTCGACCAATGATAGTTATTCATCGCGAGGGTGAGCATCATGTTGCCCCACTCCTGGGCCGACATAACCACATAAGTCATGGCTCCATTCTCAGATGCCATATTCATGGATTTGAACGCACCATTCATGAACTCCTTGAAATCATCAGTTCCCATAAAGTCATTCATAATTGTTCTAGGCTTATATCCCTGCTCGTTCCCTTCCTTTACAGCTCCATAGTTTACATTCCAGGGAGGATCTGTGAACACCATCTTGGCAAGATTTCCGTCCATCAGCCTTTTGACATCCTCTTCGTTTGTGCTGTCGCCGCAATGAAGCCTGTGGCGTCCCAAAAGCCAGATGTCGCCTCTGTTGCTGATCGGTACTTCCGGAGGCTCCTCATCGAATTCATCCTCGATTATTTCCTTCTCCTCTTTGGAAAGAACATTTATGTCGTCGAGATCGAAACCTGTTAGCTCCAGGTCAAAGTCTGCAAGCCTCAGTTCCTCGAATTCTATGGCGAGCATCTCAGCATCCCATTCCGCAAACTCAGCGACTTTGTTGTCTGCTATCCTGAATGCCTTCACCTGCTCTGGGGTCAGATCCTCCACACGTATAACCGGCACATCCTTCAATCCGAGTTTCCTCGCTGCAAGGAGCCTTGTGTGCCCAGCTACAATGACCATATCCCTGTCCACTATCACAGGATTTTTAAAGCCGAATTCCTTTATGCTTCCGGCCACTTTATCGACTGCATTTTTGTTGTTCCTGGGGTTGTTGACGTAAGGTATAAGCCTTTCAATATCAACGTATTCAATCTGCAATTTGCCCATAAAATCCTCCTAAAAAAATGTTTCAAAAATCGAAAAAAATTCACGCGAAAGGGGCAATCGGTCCTCAAACCGTTGATTTTAGGGCCTCCATTGCCCCTTGAGGGTATCAAGAACCTATTTTTTATAATGTCTGAATCCTCCGTCTTCCGTAGCAGTCTTCCTGCTGTGACAACTATGACAAAGTGTTTGAAGGTTTGATTCATCCCAGAATAGCTTCTTGTCACCTCGATGAGGAATCACATGATCCAAGTCCGTGGCAACAGTGATCTTGCCTTCCTTTAGACATGCCTCACACAATGGATGTTCTCGAAGATACATCAATCTATATTTCCTCCATGTGCTATCATAGCCTCGCTCATAAGAGCTGCCTCGTTGCTTATCAAACTGTTTTGTATGTTTAGAACAATAAGCCTGAACCGTCAGTTCGTTACATCCAGGATGGCTACACACCTTTAATGGTTTATTAGGCATTTAATCACCTTCTTTTTAGCATAAAAAAAGAGCCATTTTAAGGCTCCGCTTAATGGTTAATTGATTTTTAGTCCAAAAAATACCGAAAGCACCTGGTTAAATGACACCAAGTGCTTGAGTATGTACGTAATACTCATAATAAAAAGGGGGAACAAATTATTATGTTGTGCTACAGTTATAGATTACGCCTTAATTATGTCAGTATTATGACATATCTGTTAAAAGTTAATTAACTTCCAAAATAATAAGTTTTTTTACTAATTACATTATAAATTTTATCAGTCGTCTTTTTCGTCAAATTTAACTTTCCCCAAAAATTTGTTATGTCTTCTTCTTGGATATTGTTCATCGTGTTCACCTATATTAAATGCAATCTGCTGCCAGGTAAGTCCCGATATATATCTATAGGTTAATATCTGCCTCATTTCACTGTCCTCTACATTATTTATAAACCTATTGAGCCTGTTCAGCTCATAGAAGCACTTTTGCAAATTCAAGCTTAATAAATATTTAAGGTCAGCTATCTCAGCTGCATATTTTCCTATCTTGTCGCTTATCCCACTTGCATGAGGCATCCCAGTTATCTGGCTCGAGCATGACGACGCTACTGTTTCAAGTTCTATTATTCTTTCCTGTAAGTGTTCAATCTCTCTGTTCAAGTAATATAACTGCGATAGTTCCTGTTTAGTCATTTACTACCTCCCAGTTTTTTTGTTCTCTCTCCTGATTTTCTGAAGTTCATTGTATTCAATCCATCCACTTTTGCCATATTTCAATGATCTGCTTATCCATGTCAGCTTCAGGTCGGGGAATTTGTAGTCAAACAGTTTCCGCCTGAGTTCACCCTGCTGTGTGCTGAATCCTTTAACGTCAACCAATTCCACTGAGCCATCATTATGGTAAACAATAAAATCCGGTGTATATGTCATTGCCCTGTGGGTTTTCCCATACTTCTTGAAGCTTGGGATTAGAGTGTATTTCGGTTGCAATTCGAAGTTTATTATTTCTTCCCTAGCCTTCAGTGTCAAAAGGTGCTCATAGAATCTTGATTCGTCTATGCTGTCGAAGGTGTATCCATCAATTGTTATTTTGCTTGATTTATATTTACCCACTGACCTACCTCTCTCTAATCACTTCTGCTTACTTTGAAAGGGTGTATTTTTTATATTTATCTCTTATAACTCGCCCATCCTTGACGAGCTTCCCTAGATTATTGAAAGTTACTCCGGTGCTCTGAGCTAACATCGCTGATATTTCAGAGATATTCAGCGGCTTACTTTCTTTCTCCAATAATCTGACTATCTTATCCATTCCAGCTGATACTTTCGGTTTTGCCGACGCTTCACTTTCTTTATCATCCTTATTATTTCCTTTGATGAGTTCCTCAGTAACTTTACGTTCCTCCTCGATGGGATCATAACTATAGCTTTCGTACAGTTTCACTAGTTCACAAAGATGGATTGACTCCTGTTCCAAGTTTCGCTTCTCTATATCGAGAGCTGTCATTCTCCTAACAACATTCTCTTTTCTTGCTTTCAAACCGATTATCATCTCTTTATTCATGTCTATTTCTCCTCTCTTTTTGATAGTCTTTAGAATGGTATGTCACTGTCACCATATCCATCCTCAGTATAAACACCGCTCCCGAAGTCGGTATAACCCTCACTTCCCATACTTCTGCCGTCTTGCTTGCTGCTCAGCAACTCAATACGCATTGTCTGAACATCCATTGTGTAAATCTTCTTCCCGTCCTTATCATAACTTCCCGTTTTGATATTACCTTCGCAAATACCAATCTTGCTGCCTTTAATGCAGTAGTTTGCTGTAGTTTCGGCTGCCTTTCCCCAGATAGTGACAGGAATGAAGTCCGTGTTTTCTTTATCTCGGCGCACCGCCAAAATCACCTTGCAGACTGCAGTCCCTTTGCCCGCCGTAAATTTCAACTCGGGGTCTTTAGTAATATTTCCTATCAGACAAACATTATTCATGATATTCCTCCTCGCATTCTTGTGTAATTTTTTCCATATCGTTGAAAAGCATCTTCAGCCTCAGCATTCCTTTTATGCTTTCCATATTCTTCATGCCGATGAAATTGACTTCCCTGTCAATAACCGCATTTATCTCCTCAATATCGAACATATTTGCCTCCTATGTGATGGGTTTAAATATTTTACTTATCAGATCACCTATCTTTTCCTGAACAATTGGCTCTGAATACTTCGTACCCTTCTTAACCAAAATGCCATTGTATTTTCTGTTGTATTCCCTGAGTTCGTCATGATTTAACTGCTTTACGGCTTTGTTGAGCCTTTCGCCAGCTTGGCAGTAACATCTTCTGTAAAACTCAGTTGGAAATGGATAATCCTTTTTATGAACTTCAATTCCGATCCAGCCGATGTCCCTGCAAAGCTGGCATTTCTCCTTACTCATCACCGTCTCCACTGCCTAAACGATATTTTGTTTTATCCTTAGCTATAAAACCTTTAATATCGTCAGCAAATCCTATGGGGAGCAGCCTTTCCTTTTCCTTCTTAAGATTCACATCCGTATAGAATTTAATAAACTCATTCCTGACATAGGGAACATCAGATATTTCAATCCTGGTTAGTCTCTCCCAGCCGTATCTCCTTATCCATCCAAGGATACATTCAGGCATTTGCTCTCTCAAAGCCCATTCAGTAAGGTTGCCGTAAAACCCGCATTTCCTGATTGCTCTGTCCACCCATAACCATGCTTCTTCTGCCGATTGAGATTTATCAGCTGTAAGTTCAGCAACAACTTCCCTAATATCAGCAGGTACTGGAGCAAACTTAGATGTCATCAGAATCTTGTCCAATGCCTTTAAAACAAGTGCAAAAGGCAGATCGCCAATAGCTTTATGCCACGTCCTGATTCTGAAGTCGCTGACCTGACCAAATCTCGGGAATATCTCTGCAATAGTTGTGATAACCTGTATTGTTTCTGTAGGCTTCATATTTCCCCTCTCTCCTCCATTGCTTTGTATTTCTCATATAAGGCAAAACCTGCTTCAGCATTCTTACTGCACTTCTTTATTTGGGTCTCATTTGACTTTTTAGTGACACAATCCTTATCACACCAATTTATCAAGGTCTTATAATGATCCTTATAGCTTTTGCCATTGGATAGATAGTAGTCCAAGCCCTTGATCTTTTCGTGAAGCAAGTGCACTCCATATTTACTTGCTAACTTGTCATACTGCTCCTGGGTTATCTTAACTTTATCCACAACTTCATCCACAAAGTTTAGGTTGATATAAATTTGAGATATTTTTTTCTTTGGATTCATATTCATATTTGGATTCGGATTGGATTCAGATTGGATTGGATTACGGTGACATGTGTCATCATCTGAAAGAATTTGATTGCAATTGATATCAGATGAAATCAAAGTGCCTTCTTCCGGTAGTGGATGCTTGCTTCTTTTTGCCCTTATCTGCTGATGGTTTTCCCAGGTTGTCATCTTCAAGTATCTTTTACCTTCTACTTCGTACAAGAATATGAGCTGCTTCTGAACCAACTTACTCAGGTATTTTTCTATATCCGACTCCTTAACTTTATCCACCTTCAACGGGAAGCACTTAGCCCTTAATATGCTTGCCCTTGCATCAGCAATTCCATAGTCATCGCAATTAACCAGTATCCGGTAGAAGAATGTCTCTTCCACCGGATCAAGTTCATTAAGATTATCACTTGTGCATATGCTTTCTTTAATTATTCTATTTGGCATTATTACAATACCTCGCCTTCCTCCATCTTCTCAGAAGGCTCATTGTATGTCTCGAAATCCGCTTCCACGTATTCAATGTTAGCCTGAATATCACCGGTATCTATGACTTCCGGCTTTATTGTTACCATGTCAGCTATATAAGCGTTCTGCATCTCTATGCTTAAAATCCCCCATTTCGAGAGCATGTTCCTGAGTACTGTCTTCTTGGCCATGGCATCGAAGTCTTTTTTCCATCCGAAGTCTGACTTACTGAACTTGTTCTTATGTTTGGTAATCTGCTCTTTAGTCCAGTATGTCGATTTCTTGAAGCCATTGAGTAATTCAAAATACCCGGCATATCCTACAACTGCATCTGACTTCTTCTGCTCAAAATCTATCCTCAACTCTTCAGTCAACGGGTTCCATTCTATGAGTTCACCTTCATGCACTTCAATGACATTTATGGACTTATATTGACCGGTCCTGAGCGCCAGCTGAATGTAGCCCTTGTAGCCAAGGATAAACTGAGCTCTGTTGCTGTAAGGCACCACCCATGCGTATCCCAGGTTCTTGTCGACTGGCAGATCTAGAGTAGCTGCGACCATGCAGCTTGCAATCACGCTCATCTGATCGCACTTCTTCAAGTTTGTATCTCCATTAACCAGGTTTACTATGGAGCTCATATATTGAGGAGCTCTTTTGCTTAGGACCTCTTCGAATCTTTTCTTTATTCCAGGACTGTCCATCAATCCCTTTATAGTGTTGCCGACTGCCCCAACTCCAGTTTCTTTCTTAGTTGCTAATTGGTTCTTTAAACTATCTACAGTGCTCATCTAATTCTCCTCCTTCAAACTTTTTATTGTAAATCTACGCGAAATACTCTCCCTGCAAACACTCCTGTAGATATCCTCGTATTCCTTCTTCAAGAGCTTGCTGTCTACCCTGTTCGATGAAACCTGTTTCCAGTTGACTTCAAACTTTGGCGTGTAGCCTATCTCTGAATCTCCAAGCTCGTTCTTAATGTTGTTCTCGATTTCCTTAGCTTCTTCTTCCAGTTCTTTGATTCTTTCCTTCAACTCAAGGAGCCTGTCTATCTTTCCTGCATATTCTGAACTCAATTCTTTGGTTGACCCTGGATCAGCTATCTTGTATCTCTCAGCAAGGTACTTTTCGGCAGCCGAGGAGCCATCGAGAGGTGGTGGAATCCTCTTTTCGATGTGATTGTCCCAGAATTCTCTCTCGGCCTCTACAATCAGTCTTATAAGCTCCTCATTCCGCTGGACTTCTTTCCAAATGAATCTCTGCCCACCTATTAGACAAGCGATGTAAGCTTTCTCGCTACCGGTCACTGCCATGTAGTGCATGACCTGTATAATATAACTAGGCGGTATTTCTTCGTCTTCCCATTCTTTTGCATCAAATGCATTTACAGTTTTGCACTCCAGGAATGCATTCTCCCCAACAATGTCTCGGTCCAGGTTTGCCAACATGAATTTATGAACTGAATGTTGGAGCAATTGGTTTTTTCTTCTGACCTTCTTTCCGGTTCGTTTGCTGAACTCTTTTGCAACTAGATCTTCAAGCTCTGTGCCCCAGTATGCAGCCTCGCTGCTTTCGCCCGGTTCTGTGATGGCCTCCGTCTTGTCCATAAATACCTGAAACGGTGTTTTCCATTTACTTAATCCAAGGATCGCACCGGCATCGCTTCCTCCGATACCGCTCTGCCGTATTTGTAGCCATTCTAAATAATTCATGTTTTTGGTATTTGCTACTATCTTGCTCATATACTCTCCTATGTTATAATTTCTTCAGAAGATTTTTCTCCGTGGGCTGTTTCCGACACAGCTCCTTTTTATATCCAAAATTAATCACCATTCTCTTTTGTGCAAATGTTCCTCCAAATGCATTCAAAACATCTGCGCCTTATCCTCATTGCTTATCGTTTTTTATAATCTCTCCTTCCTTATGCACCCAATTCACTCTTGTATTTATTTATGAAGTATATTTGACCTTTAACTGTTACTTTTGGTGTCCTGGTAGTCCTTACACTGCCGTCAGGGTTGTTGATGGTCCTTGTTTTGATCTCGAATAGCTCCAGGTCTAATCCTCTTTGTGATGGCATGTTATAACTTTCTCCTTTCCGACTTAACAGGTATCCTTCTTTTCTTAGCTTTTCGAAAAGCCGGTTCTGTCCGATATCTATTCCATTTTGTCTCAATATCTTGGCCAGATCCCCTATAAGGCAGCTACTATCCGAAACTTCAAGCGCTTCTGCGAATAATACCTTAGGTCTGTTCTTTGCAATCTGTGATTCTGCAGCAAGCCTCGCTTCTTGTTCTTGCTTGAGATTAGTAGCCAGTTGGATCAGAAAGTCCGGATTAGTCAGCGCCTTTTCAATCATTGTTTCAGTCATGTACGCTCCATGTTTTCTTATAGCTGGCAAAACTTCGTCGAATATCCAGCTTTCAAATTTCGGAGCTTCGGGAAGTTCTGACTTGGCCGCCAATCTGTAAATATCTCCCTCAGGCAAAACATTCATTTTCTGAATTCCACTTGTGGTAGGGACTGCGTGTTTCACGTACCCCCTGCAATGTCTTGTTATTGCATCATTCGGGTTTTTATATCCTAAGGCCCTAGCAATATCTATTCCGACAGAATAATCTTTGCCTTCGATATTCACCCATCGAACTTCTCCAAACTCTGAACTTCTAAAAACCTGTAAATCATCCATTTTCTTCCCAACCTTTCAGTTTTTGTTGTTATCCCTCAACTTTTTAGTTAAAAAAACATCTGGCTTTATATCATATTCATCGCAGATTTTCTCTATCTGATCCCATGTGAAATGCAAATATCCGTTAATCTTCTGGTTAAGTGTTACAGGGCTAATACCAAGCAGCTTAGCCACTTCCTTCTGCCTTATATTATGCTCTACAAGAAACCCTCTAAAGCCGTTATGGGGCTGATGCTTTAAATTTGCTTTTTCCTTTTTCATACACTCTCCTCCTCGCCTTGTTGCTTTTGCTCAACATTATGATACTGCTAATTAAATAGCCTGTCAACAACTTTTGTTGCTGCAATTTTAAATTTATGTTGCACTTACGTAATTTTTAGTTATAATGTAAGTATATACAAGTTTTTGGAGGTGTAAAAAATGAATAGTACTTTTGGCAATAGGCTGAAGGAATTAAGAAAAGAAAACGACTTAACCATGGACGAATTTGTAGATGCGATTAATTCCAAGTACCCTGAGTTAAACCTGAAGAAATCAATGATATCCCGGTATGAAAACAATATACACACGCCTAAGCAGTTTATTATTATTGAGGATATGGCTGAGTTCTTCGGGGTCAACATCAATTATATGACTGGAAAATCTGATGATAAATACGGTGAAAACATACTCTATAAAGAAATCCCAATATTAGGCACCATAGCTGCCGGAATGCCTATACTAGCTCAGGAAGACATATTAGGCCATGAATATATAAGACCAAACGAACATATAGATTTTTGCCTGAAGGTCAAAGGAGACAGCATGATCGGGGCCAGAATATATGATGGCGATATAGTGTTTATACACGCCCAACCAGAAGTTGAAAACGGCGAAATAGCCGCAGTCCAGATCGAAAACGAAGAAGCCACTCTTAAGCGAGTCTATAAGGTTGAAGGCAGCCTAATTCTTCACGCAGAAAACCCTATGTATAAAGACCAAGTTATAAGCAAAAAGGATCGAAAAGATGTTACTATACTTGGAAAGGCGGTAATGTTTAAAAGTGAGGTGAGATAAATGGGAAAAATTAAACAGAATCCAAACGGAACATGGACAACAATAGTATATCTTGGACGAGAGGGCGACAAATGCATAAGAAAGAGCGTTACAGCTGATACTAAGGGTCAGTGCAAAGTTGATGCAGCTGAGCTTGAGCGCAAGTATAAATTAGGCCAGGCAAACCATTATAGCAGCATGAAACTTTCTGAATATATGGATATGTGGCTTCATGACAATAGAGGGCTGTTTTCTCCTACAACCTTGAGAACTTACAAACTGTATGTTAGAGCTCATTTCAAGCCTTATTTTAAATCTATAAAAGTAGATAAGGTGACTGATGCAATGATTAAAAGATACCTATCTGACAAATTAGAAGAACTCTCACCTACTACAGTTCGAAAGCACTTTTTTACACTATCAAGGATGCTCGGCGATGCACTCAAAGGCGCTAATCCATGCTTAGGTATCAAGCCTCCTCAGAACGCCCCTTTCAAACCCACAGTGCCAACAGAAGAGGATTTTAACAGAATATATCAAACCTTTAAGTCTATAAGTAACGAGGACGAGGCAATAATCCTACTGGCGGGATGGTGCGGATTGCGCCGGGGTGAAATATTCGCCTTGAAGTGGGATGATATAAACAGTCAAGAAAGTACTATTCGAATTGATGAGGCCATGGCATTGGAAGAGGACGGATATGACTTTACAGAAAAAGACCCGAAGAGCAGAAATGGTATCAGGACAATAGCGGTACCAGAGTATCTGATTACACTCTTGGAAGATGTTAAGAAAAACAGGCACAAATTTAGAAGGTGCAAAAAGTATGGGAAAACTCTTCCTGACATATCCCATCTTGTGTTTCAACAAGACCCCCATAGCTTCACAAAAAAGTACTTCAGAATCATTGATGAACAGAAACTCCCGAGGGTACGATTTCACGATCTCCGACATTACCATGCAAGTCTTATGTATAAAAATAATGTTCCGGATCAATATGCAGCCGGCAGGCTTGGACATGATGTGTGGGTACTGAAAAAGGTTTATCAGCACTTAGGGCTAAAAGAAACTAAAGAGCTCGATGAGAAGATCAAAGATATGTTTAAATAA